CCTGTGAAAGCGGGTGCTTTGTTTGATCTTGAGTGGGCGGTTAAAGCTAGGCCAGAGCTATCTAAGATAATGGGGCAAACCTATTTGAAAGAAGCCACCTCAGTTTTAAAAGACTATTCGGCAGTTTCAGTCAAGGCTTTAGACATGCTGAATGAGTACGGTAGCTTTACTCAGACCAGCCCAGACGTTATCAAGCAGCTTCAGAGCTTAACCTTTAAAGGCTTTGAAGATATAGCTACAAGCCATTTAGATACTATTTCAAGCGAAATCTATCAGAGCACTCTTACAGGCAGAACAAAAACCGATATGGTCAAAGCGGTGCGTCAGTCGGTAAACGGTGTGTATATCAGCTCAGATAATGACGCTATAGAAAAGCTGGTTAACATTGCTAAGAACGGCTCGCCTGATTTGGCTGCACTAGCCGTTGATGAGCTGCACTCTGTATATGCTTCCGACAGGGTAGGCAACAACATGAGACGGTATGCAACTCAAATGGCTCAAGACTCTTTGATGCAATTTGACGCAGCTATTAACACAAGCATGGGTAGAGATGCAGGCATTGATACTTGGAAATATTATGGGGATTTAATCAATGACTCCCGCCAGTTCTGCCGCGACCATGTAGGGAAAGTGTATACAACAGCAGAAATTGACGAAATATGGCAGGGTAGCTGGGCGGGTAAATCATCTAGTGATGGACTGATAGCAAGGGGCGGGTATAACTGCCGCCACCACTTTAGACCCTATATCCCAGACGTTGAAGGCGATATATCAAACACTGAGCCAGCTAAGCCCCCAGTGCCTAAACCGAAGCCAAAGCCTAAAAAGTTAAAGGTAACAGAAGACCTGAGCACAAGCGCGGCATCCAAAAAAGTTATTGATAAGACTTTATCTGTAGGCGCCAGTGACAAAAGGTATCCTTCTATTCCGTCTGGCCCGAGTGCTGGCGCAAGTTTAAGGTTCAATCACAAACAAAGGAAAGGGGTAACAGATCAGGAGTATGCAGCAAAGATTGAGGGCAAAGTAACAATGCCTAAGACGGCTGACTACAGCATGAAGATGCTTGAGGAAAGCATAACGCGCGTTAATAACATGGCAGACACTTACAACGTGCCAAAGCTAAGAGCCGTTATAGCTGTACCTAAAGCAAGAAAGCGGACTAACGCATCGATGGGAGATGGCATTTTATCTGTCAACCATGACTACCTTGAGAAGAACGGGCGCAGAGCTTATTTAAGCGTAGATGAGCTGACAGATAGGGTTGCTCTTTTAAAAGAAGAATCTTTTATTATAGGGGACGAATACGTTGCAGCAACAACTGCTGCCGCCCGGGCTAAGGCATCTAAAAAGTTAGGAGAAGCAAGGTTCAAACTGGTTCAGGCAGAGCAGGACTTAATAGAAAGCACCGCCTTTTCTAGTCGGTTAGCGCCAGAAAAATGGACATTAGGAGATAACCCTACACAGCAACCTTGGAGTCTGAGCAGTCAACTGCCTGCACCAAAGGATAAATTTAACGCAACAATCACTCATGAATTCGGGCATCAAGTGCACCAGCAATACGGAGTAAATGGGCGGCTAGCCTTTACTGCGCGCTACTTAACCCCACCTATAGAAAAATGGCTAAAAGGTTTAAGTAACAGGAAGGCTGCAAGCGAGTATGCAAGATCAAATGAGCATGAGTTTTTTGCGGAGGCTTTTGCGGCATATCATAACAATAGGAAAGACCTTGTTGATGAAAGATTGCTAGAGCTGTTTGACGCCTTTTCAGTTAAAGACTATGACAAAGTTAATAGCATTATAGGATTAGAAAAGCCATGAGCATTGAAAACCTTGCAGAAGCAAAAAAGATACTATTTAGCGACGACCTGATAACTGACACGGTTTTAAACAAGCTGCTTAAATTGTCTGACAGTGCAGACATTGAGTATGAAGATCAGTGGGGCGGCATTTTAGAAGCGGCAACATTAGCAAATATGTACGTTAATGCAGACAAAGATAGCGAGCAAAGCTAATTTTAAAATGAAAAAGAAAATAGAGATTATTGAAATGCCTTCAGCGGTGGCCCGGAAGGGCAGAAACGCAAAGCCGTCTGCTGTGCATATTGATAAGAAGCGTGAGGCCAAAAAGCGTGGCCTAAACTTAACAAGCGAGGTATTAAAATGACTGAAGAACAAGGGGTAGAGCATACTGAGGTTGAGCAGGGTGTTGCCGAGCAAGTCAGTGAACCGAGGACGTTTACACAGCAAGAGCTTGAAAGAGCTGTAGGTGAAAGACTGGCCAGACAACAACAGCAGTTTGACAGGCAGGTTAAAGGCATTGATTTAGATGAAGCTAGAAAGCTGCTTGACGATAAAGAAAAAGCAGTTCTTGACCGTCAAAAAGAAAAAGGAGAGTTTGAGTCTATCCTAAAGAATACGGTTGAAAAGAAAGACCAAGAGATACAGGCTTACAAGTCTAAGCTAGAGCAAACCCTTGTAGACGGGTCCCTGTTATCTTCTGCTAGCCAAAACAATGCCGTTGATGCAACTCAGGTAAGTCAGTTGCTAAAGAGTCGTGTGCGACTTGCAGAGGACGGCAACGTGGAGGTACTAGATACCGAGGGCCTGTTGCGATATAATAAACAAGGAAGTCTGTTATCAGTTGATGAATTGGTATCAGAGTTTCTTACGGCTAACCCTCACCATGTACGCGCTACTCAAGGCGGCATCGGTTCACAGGGGAATGCTGGAGGCACTACGCAAAAGCCTGTTAGTTATGCGGATATGGTAGAAACTTGGAACAGCGGTGGCAAAGAAGCCTTTGCTGCCACCAAGAAAAACCGTAAGTAATATTTCCGTATGCTTTTTTAGAGCAGCGGAATAATAATCCGTTTAACTTTATAAAGGCATACTAAAATGGCTGCAACTACAAGTACCACCCTTGACGACCTGTTTGCGAATATCATTGCACAGGCACGATTCACCGCTGAAGAACAGAGCTTGATGGCTGGTCTAGTTACCCGCTATGACATTGGCTCTGTTGCTGGCAAGACAATTCAAGTACCCAAGTATCCTGCTATCGCTGCCGCTGCACTGACAGAAGGCACTGATATGGCTAGCACAACCGTATCAACATCTTCTATCACTGTAACTGTTGCCGAAGTTGGCGCACAGGTATTGCTGACTGACATGGCTGCTTATGGTGCTGGAAACCCCGCTGAAGAATTAGGCACTGTCCTAGGTAACGCAATTGCTACCAAGATGGACCAAGACCTGATTGCATTGTTTGCAGGATTTTCTTCTGCATTAGGTGCGGCTGGCGCAGAGGTTACAGCAGTAGAAATATTTAAAGCTGCCGCGATACTCCGAGCCAATAAGGTTAGCGGTGCAATATCTGCTGTTATCCACCCTTATCAGGCTTATGCGCTCAAGTCAGCACTGACTGCTGCTTTTATTAACCCTAACGGTGGCGTTGCTCAGAATGTCGCAATGGCTAATGGCTACGTTGGTAATCTGGGAGGCGTAGAAGTCTATCAGTCGTCTAACCTTGTTATTGATGGTTCTGGTGATGCGGTTGGTTGCGTCTTTGCCCCAGAGTCAATGGCTCTTGCAATGAAGCGAGACTTCAACATTGAGATGCAGCGTGACGCATCAATGCGCGGATGGGAGCTTAACGCTACTGCCGCCTACGGTGTTGGCGAGCTTGATGATACGTTTGGCGTTAAAGTTACTGGTGACGCAGTAATCTAAGTGTAGTTAATTGCCCTCTCCCCTGACGCTATCGGGGAGAGGGACTTTTTCATTCAAGGTAAAAAAACTATGTCAATGTCCAGTGATTCCTCGCTGCAAGAATTAGTACCTGACATTTTAGACTTTGGTATTGCAGGGTTCTTTTCAGAACATGCGAAAGCTCAAGCAGATATTGAGCGTGAAATCAGGATTGAGTGGTGGCCCAGAAGGGGTCTATCAGGCGATCTAAACCCCGCCAAGCTAACCGAGTCTCAGTGGGCGAAGGCTGCAAGCTATCTTGTCCTGTGGCGTTATGCGCTGCCCCAGCTTACAACATGGGTAGACGGTGATAGATTCCAAGCCATGATTGACTTCTACAAGACAAGATACCATGAGGAAATAGCGGCTGTATTCTTGGATGGCGTAGAGTATGACGCTGACGGTGACGGGGCTTTGACTCAGGAAGAAAAGAAGCCCATTGGGGCTGGGTATCTGGCTCGCTGATGGCTACCACCAAGATAGTTATTACCCCTAAGAATGCAAGGGACTTGACAAAGGAGGAACGCGCACAGCTTAAAAAGCGCACTCCTTTAGGTTTAAGTAGGGCAGCGTTAAAGGGTATTAACATTATCCAAGACGGCCTAGATAAAGGTCAGGGCTTTGAGGGTACGCTTGCCCCATACTCAGATGCTTATGCTCTAATCAAAAGAGCCAAAAAGGGCAGCAGCCAAGTGGTCAACCTTAAATGGTCGGGCAACATGCGCGGCAGCATTACCCACAAACATGATAATGATAGCGCAACTATATTCTTTACAAGGGCTACCGAGGCGAAGAAGGGGGCTATGTTAAACAAGAAAAGACCCTTTTTTGGTATCAACGAGAAAGGCGAAAGGATGCTTGCGA